GTATACGGTCCCGTCGCTTGGGTGGCGGCAGACGTCGAGACCTTGCGCGCCCAGGTCCCGTCCCCCTGGTCGACCCATCGCTCGGCGACGAAGACGCCGCCATCGCCGATCTGCGAGTCAATGATCCGATCCGCCACCTAGACCCCCTTTACGCGCTTGATCGCGCCTCACGCGCGCTTCGTCTGTAAAACGCAACGGCAGCGCGGATGCGCCAGGGGCCGATCGTGGCCCGATTGAAAGACTTGATCGAGCGGAATCCAGCCCTCGGCCTCGTTCGGCTCGCACTGGTTCGGGTCAACGAGCTCGTCGTGAACCGTCAGCCAGGACTTTAGCATCGGCACGCCCGCCGCCTGTAACTCCTGAGCGGCGGCCAAACTTCCTGCTGAATAGGCATTCCCTGCTTCAGTGGTCGAGATTAAGCGCGCCCGCTCGGCGCTCATCGTGGCGAACGCCTGCCGCAGTTGGCCGGCAATCGTGGTGTAGCTGAGTCCCTGATCGACGCCGTCGGTGACAATCGTTCGGATCTGAGCGCGCGTCGTCTCATCGATCTGGCGGACCCGGTCCGCACCGTACCGCGTGAGGTAATGCACCGCGCGCGGATTGGCGAGGTCGAACGAGACGCCGACCGTCGCGGTCACGTCAGTCGCGGGTGCGTCCAGCATCGGGACACGCGAGACGATCACTCCGAGGTCAGCGAGCGTCTCCGTGGCACCGGCTAGGAGCGACATGGAGGTAAGGTAATCAATCGCGTCCTCCATACCAGCGGCAGTTAGGATAACCACCGCGTCAAAGGCACTCTGCCAATCACTCGTTGATTCGGTCTCGTGAAAGGCTGATCGGAGAAGAGCAAACCGACGGAGGAACAGTAGCCCTTGCTGGCGAAATGCTGCCGCTAGTTTACGTTCGGCTTGGTCAACGAAAGCGCCGATCTTATGATGACGGATCAGCGGTGCCGCACCGCTCAGAAAGCGCTCGACGATGGCGAGCGTTGCCGTGGCCGCGGCTCGCCGGTTCTCAGCCAGCAAGGAGCGCCTGCAAGCTGGCTCGCATCTCCCGGACCGCCTCGACCATCGCCGCTTCGTTATTAGCGCGGGCGTCCGCCGGCGTCGGCGCGCCGCCGCCCTTCGAGGCGCTGCCGCCCTGCCCCGTTGACGCCAGTCGTCGCGCGCTGGTCGATGCGGGCTCGACGGGTGGCGCGGGCGGCAGAAGCGGCGTTCCTTCCTCGGGTGCCAGCCGGTCGAGCATCTGGTCGATGTCGTCTTCGGCGAGCGCCTGCAAGAGGAGCTGAACCGCGGTCTGCTTGTCGAACGTGCCGGCCGATCCGAATCCGTTGAGCGTGATCGCTGATACGACCGCTTCCACGCGTTCCTTGGCATCGCGCTCGAGCATCGGCGGGAAACTGACCTCGACGATCGACGACCGCTCCTCGCCGGTCTCGGGATCGGTTCCCAGACTAAGGACCCGGTTACCGTCCAGGTCATAGGACCAGATGCCCGCCAGAGTCCCGCCGGGCGCGCTCGCGTTCTGTTCGATGGCGAACGCCAGAATGTCTTTGATGATGTCCGACCAGAGCACCTGGCGATCCCTCATCTTCAATTCGGTCGGCCGGTCGAGCGTCTTGGCGGTCGCGTGAGATCCCACGCTTGCCTCGCCAAAGAAGGTTTCCGGCAGCCCCATCGCGCTCGCGACCATGAGCCAGAGTCGGCGGCCTTCGTCGGTATTCGGCTGCGCGCCAACCGTCTTGATCGGGTTGAGCTGGGTTCCCTCGCCAGCGATGAACATCGATCCCGTGCCCGGCGGCGGGTTGGTCTCGATAAATGCGTCGCTAGTGGTCCCGATCGTCGTATTCATTTTGGTCTTCGCGGCGGCGACGCCTTTCGCGCCGCCCTTGGTCGTCATATTCCAGGCGAATCGGGAGAGAGCGCGCTTGACGGTCGCATAGTCTTCGAGGTCCGACTTGACCGCGCGAGCCCAGTCGAGCGCCGCATAGATCTCCGGCACGCCAAAGCGCATATCCCGCAGGCCGCCGGTTTTGACGTGATAGACCGGAATGTCCCAATGGACCGCCGACGTACCAATCGTCGCGGGCCGGGTGGCCGGCTGGTAGCGCCAGTCGGGATAGTAGGCGACCTCGATGTTGTCGCGGGTGATTCCGTTCTGATAATCCAGGAGCGCGCGAGTATATTGCCTTTTGTAGTACCACGGCTCCTGGCCGTCATCCGGGTTGGTGATGATCTCGAGGACTTCGTCAACCGGGATCGATCGAACCTTCACGGTGCCTGACGCTGGCCTGATGAAGAAACAAAAGAAGATGTTACCGGTGACGTGCAATTCTTTCTCGCGCGACATGCGCGCTTCGTGGCTGGTCAGCTCCGATTGGTTGCTCTTGTCGGCCAGGAACGCCTGGACGACCAGATTGATCTCGTCATCGGGCGACCGAATGTCAACGCCCTGCCCCCAGACGTAATACGCCTGGACGTTGACGCCTCGCTGGATCAGCGGGTTCTTGAGGTACGACAGCCGCGCGAGGCGGAGGATGCGCTTGAGTCCGTCGCGACTGAAGTCGCGATCGTTGTACGCGGCCTCGCGGAGCCACAGTGCATCCTCCGTGGCGAACTCGAGCTCAGCGATGCGCTCGCTCAGGCCGACCGAGCGGTAGCCGTCATCCGACTCGTGGACGCGGCCATTCGTCGGCCAGGGCTGGGGCGCCAGCAGGCCGGTCGAGGACTCGACGTAGTTGGGCAATCCTACCTCAGCTAATACGGAGAAATATTCACGTACTCGTCATAGGTGACGACCTCGTCAACCGGGGCCTGGTGCTCGGCACAGTGGACCGCAATGGCGGCGGCGATCACCGCATCCTGAATAATCGCGCGGTCATCCCATTGGTACATCAGGCATTCCAACTTCAGCTGGTCGATCCCGTGCCTGAAGCGCCGTTGCTCGTGGGCCAGGACCAGAGAGGTTATCATCGCCTCTTTAGTCCGGGCGGTCGTGGTCCAGGCGAAGACCGGCACGGCCAGATTCTCGATGACCGGATCGCCCTGGTTATTCGACTCAATGTAGGTGTCGCCACGATACAACCGGGCCCGCGCCTCGATCGCTCGCTGCTGGACCGGGAACGGCACGCCGAGCATGCGCTCGAAGGCGACGATCTGGTAAACCGGATCGGTCACGTCGAGCGTAATCCCCACCGTCGCATCGTTGCGTCGGCCAATATCCCACGCGGTGACGTAGCGGCGGTTCAGCTCTGGCCCGTGGAGGCCTTTCCAGCCGGTCGCGCAGGCTTCGACGTCGGCGGTGTTGAAGACCGCCTGGCCGGAGGCGACGAAGTCGCAATCGTATTCCGATGCCCAGCTCGCCGCGGTATATTTCGGCCGCTCGCGCTCGTACCACGCCTGGTCATAGGTCGGACACTCACGCCAGGGGACGACGTGCCGCGACCAGGAACCACCGTCAATGCCGGCGTAGAGCTGATAGAAGTGGTTGCCGCGTCCATCGGGCGTCGAGCAGACGGTGAGCCGTCCGCCGTGGCCGAGGATTGGCGAGACGCCCTGATAGATATCCTGGGCATATTCGAGGTAGGCATATTCGTCGAGATAGACCGAGCGCCCCGTAAAGCCACGACCCGTCGAGCGGTTGGCGGGAAGCGACTTAATCCGTGATCCGTTCGCGAGTCCCATCTCGGATTCATTTGTCTTCGTCAGTTCGGGAATGTCAGTCAAGCCCGCGATAGCGTTGTAGCAGTAGCCGAGCAGGGATGCCGCGAGTTCTCCATTACGGCTGACGAGGAGAATGGTCGAGTCGGGTTGGTAGATCGCTTCGTGGACGGCCTCGAGAGCAATGACCTGTGAGAATCCGATCTGACGGGCCTTAACGATCAGCCGGCGCGGCGAGCGGTCCATCAGAAAGTCAGCCTGGAAACTCCTCGGAACGAATCTAATCCGCCCCCGCATCGGATGGATGATCGTCGCTTTGAGACTCGCCCAGACGACCGGGCTTAACGCCAATTGATCGGAGGAAAGCAAACTCTCCGGCTCGGAGCTCGGCCGCTCCAACGTTCTTGACGACAATTGGTTTATCCTCGTCGCCCTGGAGCTTCCGCTCCTCGCGCCGCACGTAACCCCGATCTTTGCCGATGGTCGCCAGGGTGAACGTCACCGCCCACGGCTCTTTGCTGATGACCGAGGAATAGAGCGCCGCTTCCGCCGCGTCGATGAACTTCTCGCGTTCGTAGCGGAGCGCCTGCTTGACGCTGGCGTAGCGCTTGGCGTAGACGTCGACGGTCACCGGGTGGCAGCCCAGGATGCGCGCGGCCTGCGTCCTGAGTCCCCTCGCCTTTTCGAGCGCCTCGATCATCTCATCGGGTGTGAACTGTTGAGCGCGTGACATGGTTCAGGTAATCCAGTTATGAGGATGCGAGGCGCGGTACGAGCCCCATATCGGCGAGCCGCTGGAGGGCGACGGCCACGTATTTTGATTCAACGTCGTTACCATAACCAAGGCGACCTAGTTGCTCCGCAGCGACCATCGTCGTCCCTGATCCAAGGAAAGGATCGTAAACAATCTGGCCCGATTGAGAGGAATTCTCAAT